CGACGGGGCACTCGGAAGCGCATGCGAGGTGGACGTCTCCAGTATCACCGTGTTCCCCGGCGAGTTGGCGGCCGGTGACATTGAGGACCAACTCCGCCGCATGAAGTTGATGGGGTTCGACACGTACAAGCCTGCGCGCGTGAAGATCAGCGACGAGGCAAGCGGCATGGTCGACGTGAGCCAGGACCTCCCCGGCGGAAACTGGCTCAAGAGCGTGGCGCTGGGTGACGACGCTGACGCTGACATTCTCAAGGCCACCGTCAAACTCTTCCGCAACATCGGCGCCTACAGCCTCGCGCGCTTCTCCGACAACGCCGCCAACCGCTACCCGCGCCCTTCCGCCACGGCGCCCGGTGTGGACTCGACGGCCTACTACGCGCCGGAGGCGTTCGGCGGGCTCACGACGGAGTTGCTGGCCATCAACCGGCTCGTCACCATTGACACGTGCCGCCTGCCGCTCGGCGTGGACGCCACGTCAACGGATTGGAAGAACGTCTTTCGTGGCGTCATTGACCACGTGTCATGGGGAGACGAGGAGGCGGCCATCATCAACTGCCTCGACGAGGGAGTGTTCCTGCGGCGTGCGTTCATCATGACGGATGAGGAGTACGGGTCAGACACCGCTGCGGCACCGGTTCAGACGTGCATCGAGGACATTCTCGCGGACGCGGTTGACACCGCGAAGTCTCCGAAGTGGGGGCTTGGAAACCTCAACAGCGGAGACCTACTGTTTCACAAGCTGGGCACGGCTCCGACGCTGAAGCTGGGTTGGACCAACGGCATGGCGTGGCCCGCCGCTGACCCCGGCTGGGACCTGAACGCCTGGCGCCAGAACCGCGAGCCCGTTCTCAGTGCCATCAAGACGCTTGCGGAACAGGACGCGATGATCTGCCGCTACTGGTTCAACCCGGCACTGGAAGGTGACGCGCAGGGTGGGTGGTACCTGACGCTGTTTGAGCCGCCCCGCGTGCGCCAGTGGATTGACGTGGTGTTGACGTCGCATGAGATGAAGAAGCTGGACCGTGCCGAGGTGGGGATCGACAACATCCGCACGTCGGTGAGCGTGGTGTTCCAGTCGTCGGAGACCAGCACGCCCACGGTGCCAACGATTCCCACCGGGACAACGACGGCCGCAGTGGGGACCGTGACGGCGTGGAACGCGCAGACCAACGACGCTGTGCTCCGCGACATGAAGTCGGAGGGATACCTCCCGTGCCGCTTCACTGTGACCACCAACGACCTCGACGTGTCGGAGGCTGGCCACTACTCCGAGGACTCCTACGGGCTCATCCCGTGCGAGACGGTTGAGCCAGCCGCTCAGAACATCAACACCATCACCGAGGCCCAGCGCCTTGGCGTCTCCATCCTGCGTGACCTGTGCTGCCCCAAGGCAGAGGTGGGCGGGCAGTTTGAGGGCATGCCGGAGCTGGAGTGTTACGACAGCATCCGACTGCGCGCGGACAACGAGACGACGGGCAACGGGACGTCCGACTTGGACCTCTCGGTGTCGTCGTGGTCCACGGAGTATCCTGGCGGGACCTCGCTCGACCTTCGCGGTTTCCCGTCTGGCGGAACTGAGCGCCATCTCGGAAAGGTCGCAACGCCTGGGAATGGGAATGCACCAGCTGTTGACGTGCGCGCTGCTGCGGCTGACCTGCCCATGAGGATGCGGGCGGGCGCCATCTATCACGCAGCGGTGGCTGGCCCTTATGGGCACTCCAGCCTGAAGCAGATTCTCCGCAACGGTGACTTCGCTGGCCACACGTTCGGGGACCCGTACCCTCCGGATGCGTGGGAGATGCACGCTGGCGCATGGGCCACCGACGCCAGCCTTGAGCGCACCATCGTGGAGAGCGGGACCGCGGCGCTGCGCCTGCCGGTTCCCAGCGGCGCCAACGGAACGGTCAAGAGCCTGCCCTGCCCCATGAACGGCGCGCTTCCCGGCGTCCAGGTGGAGGCGCGGTGCTGGGTGGATGGAACCGGTGCGGTGACAAACGAACGCGTGCGCTTGTCGGTGGAGTGGCTGGACAGCTCGGGCGCCACGCTGTCCACCACGGCGGCACTGGTGGCCACCCCTCCGACCAAGGCCGCATGGAAGACGTATCGCGCCGTGGCCGCGCCGCATGCGAGCGCGCGCTTCTACCGACTCCACATCACGCGCCCGTCTGGCGACACTGGCGATCCAATCATCTTTGACCGCGTGATGGCCACGCCCATGAAGGCGTCCTTCATCGCCACGGCTGCCTCCACGCAGACCGGACTCAGCGACAAGACCAGCACGAAGGTCACGCTCGGCACGGAGGTCTATGACTACGGCGGAAACTTTGCGTCATCCACGTTCACCTGCCCCGAGGACGCTTGGTATGAGTTCACCGGGCAGCTTGAGGGCACCGCGTCGACGTCGCTGGCCATTGTCCAGTGCGCTCTCTACAAG